GGGACATACCCCAAACAGACGCCGGATAGATTTAAGCAAGCCAACCACACACCTGTTAATCAGTATTGCAAAAATGGGGGTGACCATAGATTTTTTGTGCCAACTGAAAAATACATGACCGGAGGTATTGACCCACATGCAATACCGGCGGTATTGTTCGCCCGTCGCAGCGACAAACCAACGGTGCGACAGGGCCTCAAGAGACCCGCCGCTCTTTCACATCGATGGGAACCTCGCGGATCGATCCCGGCAACGGCACAGCGCGAGCAATAAATTCGATCCCCATGCCAGCTCTGGAACTGGCTACTGCGAAGTGAACCTTCGCCTGCTCAACGTCACGACGAACGCCAGTCAGCCAGGAACACAGGGTTGGCCGCGCAAGACGGACCAAGGGTTGCGCTTCAAACCGTCTCCCTGAAAGGCCCAGCTAAAAGGGCATCTATAGGCGCTTGGAGTGATCGCAACACCAGATTTTCTCGGTGCCCTTCATGCGAGGGGCATCCGGAAAACCAACCGCCCGGAGGGCACAGCAATGTTCAACATGGCAACCATGGCGGCTGATGAATGCCGCGTAGACGGTCAAGAGCGCACCTACTACCGCTGGATCGACAAGGCATCCGAGCTGCTTGGCCACCAGGTGGCCTTGGGATCTCAGGAAGAAAGCGACCTGGGCGACTTCTACGCCGATGGCTGCAACCCGGCTGAGGCTGTAACTGAGATGCTGGCCCAGGCGGAACTGGCTCGCGCTGCATGACCGAACGATTTCTGAAGCGCCTGGGCGACCGGGCGTTTTGGAAATCAATCAAACCCGCACGGAGCAATTAGTGATGGAACAAACCCTTCAGCAACTGCTGGCCGAGCGTGTCACAGCGTTCGCGAACAGCGAGAAGCCCGTCGAAATCATCGACGAGCACGTCAAGAAGATGTTCACCGGTGTGATCGACAGCTGCTTCGGTCGCTACGGTGAAATGGGTAAGCACGTCGAAGAGGCCATCAAGGCGGCGCTGCCTGCCAACCTAACCGAAATCTTCGAGCTGACCCGCTACAACGCCATGATCGCCTCGGCGCTCAAGGATAAGTGGGAAAACAGCGGCGTCGAGGCCGACATGGTGCGCCTGGCACAAAAACAGATCGACGAAGTGCTCAACAAAGACGCGCTGCCAGAAGTGATAAGTCTCCAAGATCTGATGGAGGCTTTCGTCGAGGATCACAAGGAATCGGCCGCCGAGGAACAGTGGGAGCATCCAGACATTCGCTTCCAGCCCTCCGACTATGGCGGCCTACACATCTACTTCGATAAGAAGCCCAAGGATCACGGTATTTCCAGCTACTCCAGAAGCTCCGAGCGAAGCGAGTTCCAGCTCGACAACGCTATCCACATCAGCTTCGACCGCAATGGCAAAGACCGGGACGAGAAAGGCCAGGAGGTTGGCACGGTGTACTCCGCCAAGATTGATGGCGAAAAGATCAGCCAAACCCTGCGCTTCCGCTCCCCGTTCGAGAAGATGATCGCGGCGCTCTACTTTGGCGCCTCGAAAATCGTTGTCGATTGCGACGAAGACGATTTCAGCTACGGGCTCTACGACTGACCCCTTCCCCCTCCCTACACAGGGAGCTGGTAACCACCTGGAGGCAAGACGATGGCCTGCAAGATTTGCGCTTCGGGAAATATCACATCGCTCGGCATGGCCACCCCGCACATCTACTGCCGGGCGTGCGGTGCACACGAATACGAGGGCCAGGTGATCGACAAGAACGCCTGGAACTCATGGATCAACGGAAACACAGAACGACCAACTGGAGATTCACATGCTCCTCCTTCTCCTGATCGGCGCAGCGCTCAGCTATGCGCGGCCAGAACCGCCTCCTGAAAGCGGCCTGCCAACCGATCCACTGCGCTTCCATCGCGAGCGCTGGCGAACACCCATCGGGGCATGATCATTCTGGTGATCAATGTCCCGCCAAGAAACCCGTGTGGCGCCGTAAGCCTGAAGGCGGCGCCCAGTACCTAACAGGCAGCGGACAGCAGGGCCGTCGATGTCACCGCGCATTGGCCAGTAGGTAGGCCCACCCCAAGCAAGACGACGACCAGGGCCCGCACATGCGGGAATCCCTTCCCCCGAACCTTCCAGACAGCTACCTACCCGCGCCCAACGGCAAACAGCGGGGCGAAGGTGGCTGCCTAGAGGGTTCTGATAATGAGGAATCAACATGGATCACGAACATAGCTTGATGGCCTGCAGCGCCATTTCTCACGAAGCCGCCCAGTGCTTCCAGACAATTTGGGATCACGCCATCCAGCCCTCCGTGCTGTACCGCCCGGCTTTGAGCATAGATGGCAACCAGTGGTGCGCCTTGTATGGCGAGAACCTGCAAGACGGCGTGGCCGGGTTCGGCGCCTCTCCTGAATTGGCCATGCACGACTTCAACAAACAGTTCGGCAAACGACTGCCCGCCTAACCCACCCAGCCGCCACGGAGGCGACCATGAACGCAGCAGCACAACTTGCATACGACAATCGCCTCCCTGAGCCGGAAGACGAGGGCTTTCTAGACACCGAGGCTGGCCAGCAATGGCTGAAGGACAGCGCGACGGACTTGATCCAGCGGCGCGACGTTACGGCACCTAATGCGCTAGGCCGGGACCAGGTGCTGATCAGCAAGCACCGGCTGGAGATGGCCCTGGGCGAGCATATGCAGTGCCGCTTGGACCCAACCAACTGCGTCGAGCAGATCTTGATCGCGGTCATTCGCAAGGGCCCGGACAGCAGCCTCTACGGCTTAGCGGTTCGGGCAGTCGGCGGGCCCAATGTCGTGGCCGATATCGCCGAGCGCCTGATCGCGCCCAAGGCTGATGAGTACCTGGCTGCGAAGCTCGCAAGCGATCGCGTCGAGCGGGAGTGTGGATTTTGAGCCCGCACATCCTGATCGACGAGGCGCTGGCCGGCCTGGATCACCCCAGCTGCCCACCGGGCAACAGCTTCCTCGTTCAGCAGATCATCACGAACATGATGCGAGATGAACTGATCACCCTCGAAGAGTTTTCCCACTACTGCAAGCGCCTGCTGAAGCATTGTCAGCAGCGCAAGGAGGCGGCATGAGTACTGCGCCAGTCAAATCCCTTATCGATGAACAGCTCGACGACATCGACCGGAAGCTGTCGGTGATGGGATTCGGCCTTCCGTTCAACGAGATCATCGGCAAGCCCCGAGAAATGCTGGTGTGTGACCTGAAGCAGCGTCTGGCGCCGAGCATGAAGGGGCGGAGGATTGCGGTGAGGGTTCGGCCATGAGCATGATCTGCGGAAACTGTAATCAGACCGGAATCAGGTGGGTTGGACCATACGGCAATCTCACCGGTACAGAATGCCCGCACTGCGGCGGCAAAAACTGCCAGATCCTTGATCAGGTCGAGGAAGAAGACCCGGAAACAGCAGAATGCCTTTGCGGCGCCAAAGGCGAAGTGAACTACGACGACGGCCAGGAGCGGCGCTACTACTGCTACAGCAGTCTGTCGATTTGCTCGCCGTGACCGCCCGCCAGCGAGCCCTGCGCATCGCCTACCTTCGCGGCTCCGTCTCTGCCCTCTCCATCATCACCACTCTGATGCTGCTCAGCGCTCTCGCCGACCGCGTCACTCAGTAACCACCCCATTCAATCGCAGCGCCCCGGTGACGGTATGGCGCAAGGATGAAGTCATGTCTGAACAAACCCAACTGGTAGCTGTTCCACCCCAAGAAACCGCCATGACGGTGTACAGCACCGAAAAGGGCCTTGAGCCGTGGCTGCAGAAGATTCGCGCTGAGATCGACGGCTTCACGCCGGACGTAAGCTCCCGCAAGGGGCGCGAGGCAATCGCATCCATGGCCTACAAGGTCGCCCGCTCCAAGACGGCGCTAGACGATGTGGGTAAGAAGCTGGTGGCGGACCTCAAAGAGATCCCGAAGAAGATCGACGCCGAGCGCAAGCGCGTCCGAGACACCTTGGACGGATGGCAAGCTGAGGTGAAGCTGCCACTGACTGAGTGGCAAGCAAAGGAGGATTCGCGGGTTGATCGGCACAACAGCGGGATCCTGCGCATCGAGAATCTTGCTGAGGACCTGCATGACATAACCGCCGAAGACTTGGCGGATCGAATCCAGAAGATCGAGGCAACAGTCATTGATCAAACCTGGGAGGAATTCGAGGCTGAGGCGGCGCGGGCGAAGGACAAGGCACTGATCACCCTGCGGTCCTCGCTGATCAAGCGCGAAGCATTCGAAGCCGAGCAAGCCGAGCTGGCCCGGCTGCGCGCTGAGTCCGAAGCCCGTGCAAAGGCCGACCACGAAGCAGCGATTGCCCGTGAAGCCGCCGAGCGCACCCAGCGTGAAGCCGAGCAGAAAGCCCAGGCCGAACGCGAAGCCGCGGCTCGCCGTGAACAGGCCCTGATTGAGGCCGCCGAGCGCGAGAAGCGCGAAGCCGAGAATCAGCGACTGCAGTTGCAACTTCAAGCTGAGCAGGCAGAGCGCTCTCGGATTGAGGCTGAGCAGCGCGCCGAGCAGCAGCGTATCGATGCCGAACGGCGCCAGGCCGAAGCGGTTGAGCGCGCCCGCCTCGACGAGGTTGCCCGGCAGCAAGCCGCTGCAGACGAAATCATCCGGCAGGAGAAGCTGCGAGAGGCTGACAAGGCCCATAAGGCCAAGATCAACCGCGCCGCCCTGGAAGCGTTCATCGCCGGCGGCATGCCCGAGGACTGCGCCAAGCAGGCGGTCACCTTGATCGCTCAGCGCAAGATCCCAAATATCAGCATTCAGTACTGAGGCCCCTTATGAGCACAGCAATCATTCTGCCGGAAGAGCGCCGCACAGGCGTATCGACCACCCGGCCACAGGCCGACACCAGCTTGCTGGCAGTCATCAGTCGTGCCGCCGCTGACCCATCGTGCGACATCGACAAAATGGAACGCCTGATGGCGATGCATGAGCGCATGCAGGCTCGCGACGCCGAAGCAGAGTTCAACGCCTCGATGGCAGCCATGCAGAGCGACATACCCAGCATTGCCGAGCGTGGCGCGATCACTGTGAACGGCCAGGTCCGAAGCAACTATGCAACCTTCGAAGACATCAACGATGTCATCAAGCCGATCATGCAGGGTCACGGCTTCGCAATCACCTTCAAGGTCGAGAACGTCCAGGGGGGCATGAATGTGACCGGCATCCTCATGCACCGGGCCGGGCACCGGGAAAGCACCAGCATGTTTATCCCGCTCGACACCAGCGGCAGCAAGAACGCCGTCCAGGCGGTGGGATCTTCTACCAGCTACGGCAAACGGTACGTCATGAGCGCCTTGCTTAACCTCACGACGCGGGGCGAAGACGACGACGGTCATGCTGCAGTGCCGACCGCGAACGTCACTGCGGTACAGGCAAGCGCCATCACCGCACTACTTGCCCGCTGCTCCGAAAAGACTCGCGACTGGTTTGTGGGCGAATACGGGACTGTCGAATGCGTTCCCAAGGCGCGACACGACATCCTGACGGCTCAACTCAACAAAGCTATCAAGGCTGCGGAGGCTGCCAATGAAAATCGTAACTGACATTGATCAAGGTACCCCTGAGTGGTTGGCACTGCGCCTGGGCATAGCCACCGCGTCTGAATTGGACTGCTTGATGGTGAACGGCAAAGGTGAAGCCGGTTTCGGCGTTGCCGCATTCACTTACATGGATCAGTTGATCGGCGAGCGAATCACCGAGGAAGCCGCCGAAATTCCGTTCCAGACCAAGGCGACTATTCGGGGTCATGAGTTGGAGCAGGTGGCGCGCAGCCTCTATGAAGATCGGGAAGGCGTAACCACCAAGCAGGTAGGCATCATCCTCAACCACGGCATTGGTTACTCGCCCGACGCCCTAGTAGGCGACAGCGGTCTGACCGAGATCAAGACGAAGCTACCCAAGTTTCAGGTTGGGGTGATTTTGGCCGGTGAGGTACCCAAGGAGCACGTACACCAGTGCCAAGGCGGCCTGTGGGCTTCGGAGCGCGAGTGGATAGATTTCATCAGCTACTGGCCTGGAATGCCGCTGTTCGTGAAGCGGATGTATCGGGACGAAGTGATGATCCGCAAGATCGCCGAGCGCGTGAAGACCTTCTACGAAATCCTTGATGAGCGCATGAATCGCGTACTGGGGATCGCAGCATGAACGCATCCCGCCCCCTCACCCTTCAACAAGAACAGGCCCGCATCGACGCAGCGCGCGATTTCTACCTGAGCCGCGGCGGCCAGGTTCAGGTGCTTGCTTCCTACGAGTTCAAGCCGATTCCGCCTCGGAACCATCCGGCGCCGCCGGAAAAGCCTGAGTCTTCGGATGAAGCCAAAGCCGAGCGCGAAGCCATGTTACGAGAACTGGCCAAGACCATGACCTACGCCCAGGCGAAGGAGAAAACAGGCCTGTCCGTTTCCACGCTACACCGGGCGGCAATGGCCGGCGGCTTCCAGTTCCAGCTGAATGTCCAGCACCGGGGACGCGCGCCCGACCCCGAGGGCGACGCCAAGAAGTGCGAGCGCTTGATTGCGCTGCGCGACATTGGCCTGACCCGGCACCAGGTAGCGAAGCAGATGGGTATAGGTCGCAGTCAGTTCGAACGGCTGATCGATCAGTACTACATCGACTTTCCGTCCAAGGGCACCGCATGAAGCGTCGGCTCATGCGGCGCGCTGCCTGGCAGCGCCGGCAGGATCACTTAAATCTACCACCCAGCGGGCTTTCCAATGCTGATAAGACCAACGAGTTACGAGATGACCGTCAAGGACGCACTGCTCTGCTTGTGCCTTGCGGAACGAATCCACGGGACGGACGAAGCTGTGGTGGCGACTGCCTATCGTATCCGCGACAAAGTGCGCATCGAGTGCAGGCCGACCATCAACCGAATCATCCGCTGCAGCAGCCCGAAGGTCTGGGTCGAGAACTTCCTAGAAGAGGTTGAACTGTAATGGCGATGACTCAGAAGCAGCGTGACCAACGGCGCCACGACAAGGCGGCCAGGCTGCAGGAAGAGGATCTGCGGCTAAAGGTCAGGCCCGGCACCAAACAGGCGCTGGCCGAGCTTATGCATTGGGCGGGCATCGAGGAACAGGGCGAGGCGCTGACGTTGATGATTCACCGGCTGCATGGGCTTGGCCCGGGCGGTGCGCTGCCGCTACTGGAACCTCCGCGCCACGAAATAACGGTTTCGCCATCTGTGGCGCGAAAGCTTGAGAATTTTAGGGCACGAGAGGCGCTCAGAATATCAGCAGAAAATTAGGATGCGATCGGCGCCCCAGCCTTAGCAACAGCAGTCTCCGTCAGCTTCGATAACAGGTCCGCCGGGGCGATGTTCCGGCCATAGCTGTTTTCGATGATATCCCATGGCAAGTTTTCTTCGCTGCGAAGGCGACCATGCTCGTCGTAGATTCCAATGAACGCGCCGTCAACTTGCCCCTGGAACAGCCCAACGCTAACGGTCGAGTAATGGCCATTTCCATGCTTGCGTTCGTGGCGTTCAGCCGCTGGATACTTTTCGAAGAACTGGAAGAAACCCGCCTGACGCTGCTGCATACACGCTCCTTGATCCGGCCCCATGCCGGACACCATCTATACCCCAAACCCACCCCTATTTGCCACTCACCGAGATATCGGAGGGCGGCGCCTGCACGCAAGGACCATACGATGGCCGAATACAACATTGTCAGCATGAGCGGCGGTAAAGACAGCACGGCCACCCTTCTGGTCGCTCGCGAGTTAGAGGTGCCGAACCTCAGCGCCGTCTTTGCAGACACCGGCCACGAACACCCAGCCACATACGACTACGTGCACTACTTGGCCGAGGCCGTCGGAGTGCCTATCCGCTGGGTGAAGGCCGACTTTGCTAGGCAGATAGCCGGCAAGCGCAGGTTCATCGAAACGAAGTGGCGCGAAAAGGGGGTACCAGAGTCGGTGGTTCTTGGGGCGCTGGAAGTCCTGCATCCCACGGGCAACCCGTTCCTCGACATGTGTCTTTGGAAAGGCCGGTTCCCCAGCACCAAGGCGCGATTTTGCACAGAGGAGCTGAAGCGCAATCCGATAATCGAAGACGTCTTCATGCCCCTAATGACAGGCGAGAATCTGGTGCTGTCGTGGCAGGGCGTGCGTGCCGATGAGTCGCTCGATCGCCGCTATCTACCGGAGTGCGACGAGGTAGGCGGCGGGCTGTTCAACTACAGGCCGATCCTCAAGTGGCCAGTGGCTGCTGTATTCGAGGCCCATCGCGCCGCTAGCATCAAGCCAAACCCGCTCTACCTCCAAGGCTGTAACCGTGTTGGCTGCATGCCATGCATCAACTGCGCGAAGGACGAGTTGCGTGAGATCGCCTCCAGGTGGCCAAATGAAGTCGCCAGGGTCCGCGAATGGGAGCGCCTCGTTAGCATTGCCAGCAAGCGTGGGTCGTCCACGTTCTTCACCTCAACCAATGACCCGACCGTGCAATCCAGTGACGAAATTACAGCTGCAACCCACGGCATCGACCGCATGGTCGACTGGGCCAACACAGCACGCGGCGGCCGTCAGTTCGACATAGTCGACTTGATTGCGCGAACAGACAATCAGAACAAATGCTCCTCAGCTTACGGCCTCTGTGAATAACCCCTACCTTCACCTATAACGCTGAACGCCTTGGCAGGCGGGCGCTTAGTTCGTTCGGAACAGGGGAAGCAACAGAAAGACCACGCCGCCGCCCAAGATTGAGGTACCGAACGCGGAGTGCCCGAGCGACATCAAGCCGATGCCCGCAATCACGCCGGCCACACCCACGATGCGGATGTTTTTGTTGGGGGATTTGAGTTCCATTCGAAATATCTCCTTGGCAAAAGCCCAGTCTACCTGACCAAAACCATCTACTAAACCCATGCCACCGCGCCTCGGCAGGCGGGCGGCTGTCTGGAGACATCCATGGATCAACACCGCATTCTAGTCGGGGACTGCATCGATATGATGCGGACGCTACCTGACCAAAGCGTGCACACCTGCGTGACCTCACCTCCCTACTTCGGTCTGCGCGACTATGGTGTTGACGGTCAGATTGGCCTGGAGTCCTCTCCACGAGAATTTATCGACAGCCTGGTCGCTGTTTTTCGTGAAGTTCGTCGTGTTCTGCGGGACGACGGCACGCTGTGGGTCAACCTGGGCGACAGCTACGCCAGTGGCGGTCGCGGCGGGGGCGGACGGTACATGGCCGAGCGCGGCGACGGGGCATGGCAAGGCAAAGGCGATGCTACAGGCTGGCGGTCAGCTCCCACCGGTTGGAAGCACAAGGACCTGCTGGGCCTGCCCTGGCGCCTGGCAATCGCATTGCAGGATGACGGCTGGTACCTGCGCCAGGACATCATCTGGCACAAGCCCAATCCCATGCCCGAGTCGATCAAGGACAGGTGCACCAAGGCCCATGAGTACCTGTTCCTGCTGAGCAAGAGCCCACGCTACTATTTCGATCAGGGCGCTATTCGTGAGCCGGCCATGGCCAGCTGCATCAGCCGATGGAGCCAGGACATTGAAGCACAAGCCGGCGGCGTCCGCGTTCTGGGCAAGAACAATGGCCCAGTGAAAGCAGTCGGCAAGAGCAAGCGAAACAGCTTTGCTCGGAAAACGAAGCACACCGAGGGCGAACATGGGCAGACCGCCCAGCACCGCGCCGGCCGCGATGGCATTGACTACGACGAGACGCGGAACAAGCGCAGCGTGTGGACGGTGGCCACCGCCAGCTTCAAGGGCGCGCACTTCGCCACTTTCCCCCCCGCCCTTATCCGCCCCTGTATTCTTGCCGGGTCGCCGCGCGGCGGGATGGCGCTCGACCCATTTGGCGGCGCCGGCACCACCGCGCTCGTCGCCATGCAGGAAGGCCGGCAATCAGTCATCTGCGAACTGAACCCTGAATACGCCGCCCTCGCCCGCCAGCGCCTGGACAATGCTTGGCTTGGGGGCGCAGCGCAGATTGATTTCCTGCTGGACCAGTCGCCAGCAGCCTAACCATCAGGGCCTGGGCGCTAGCCATTATTGCAACAATGTGGAGCCATCTTTCCACGCCTTCCGACTTAACGATGCTGGTGCCTATTACTTACGGATTTTCCCGACAATTTCAGCCAACTTATCTAAGCCGTCGAAAGTGGAAGGAATAGCGCTTTCGTCGTTTACAATACCGCTAAAGACAACCTGCTCAAAACGCTCAAGCAATCCAGGACTGCCTGATCGTGCATCTTTCGAATACTCAGCATAGCTCTGGACAAATTGACAAAGAGTCATTCTGAGGTCAATTTGTAGAAGCTGAGCCTTTACGGACTTGAAATTTTGCAGGGCTACCCTGAAAAAATACAGAATCAATAACTCTAACCCAGCGAGCGCAGCCAAACCAACATAATCCGGGGCAGGGGTTGCAGGTGCTTCTAGCGTAGAGAGAAACTTAACAACAATCGGAACCAAGAGGAGAGCACCAAGAACTAGCAAGTAGAAGAAGTTCCACCTTCTCTCACTTACCTTCGTAGCCCTTAAGCTCTTGAAGCCGGAATAGAGCCCAACGAAATTGAACGCGGTCTCATATGTTTCAAGCTTCTCAGCCAGAGCCTTGACGCGTTCCTCCCTAGCAACAATTGTTTTCTCAGCTTCAGCCCGCTCAGACTCTGAGCGCTTGATAACTTCAGGGAGGTTCTTTAGCGAAGCGAGACTAGGATGATGTAGGTAATGCTGAACCACATTGATCAGCATTTGATGCCCAGCATATCGTACCTGATTACGTGCGGCACCGTATTCAAAATCGGACACGCGAGCAAGTACTGACAACAAGTCCGACGATATCTCATTCGGACCGCTGATCTGATACTCGACAACAAACCTGTAGCAAGATGCAAAAAGATGCTCAGCAGCCTCTACATGTAGGCTGAAGCTTTTGACTTCATCCATGAACCGATCACCTAACGACGCGATATTCATCCGGCATCGCTCATCGAAAGACTCAGGATAACTACTAATATGGTAGAGAGTGGTCCCTATAAACTCAAGAAGAAACTTGTGCTTTTCGTTTTCACTATCCCTGATCGAATCCAGACCACCTTGAACCTTGCTCACCATCTGAGAAAGGATTTGTCTGTTGCGGTCAGTTGTGAAATATTGACCTATTACGCTATCCATAGTTAATCCAGTCGAAGTTGATCGATCAATATACCTGCCCCTTGCCCACTTAGAAAGTCACTCGGTTATTAAGAAGCTAAAAGTACAGCGGCAGGGTCTTGAAATCCATCACACAGAGAACATTTGTACTCCTAAATTGTAACCCCTCTCCCATCTATTCATTGCCGCCGTATGGCGGCCAAGGAGCATCCGTGCGCCTGAAGAAAGCTGAGCGCGAGCAGGTCCGCCTGAACTACGGCGTCCGTTGCGTGTATTGCGGCAACGACCTGGGCGAGCGGTGGCACGCCGACCACTTCGCACTGGTGATTCTCTTTCCTGATGATCCGGTCGCCGAGCAGCTGCAGAACACCCCTGTTGCTTGGGCATTGAAGAAAGACTTCATGGTCGAACTGGATAACTGCTTGACGCCCAAGCAGAAGTCGTCTGGCCGGTGGGAGCCGCTTTATCGCCGCCCACCACCGCCGGCAAGGCTGGGTTGCCAGCGCGCCGACTGCACTTCGAGAACAGCGAGCCGGGGCGTCAGCCATACCAAAACGGCAGCATCGATGGTTGGAACGCAGCCCTGGATAAAGTGGAGCGCCTGAACAAATGACCTTCCTCATCTGCTGGACCATCCTGGGCTGTGCAGTTGCCAGCCCCCTGGGCCGGATGATCAAGACTGCCGACGTGGCAGGAAAATCTTAACCGCGCCAAGAAAATCTTCATTCCCGGGCAGATCGCCCATGTTTCTTTAACCGACAGTCAGCCGCTATAGCGGTGAGGACGAAGTCATGCCTGAAGAAAATGCACTGGAGCTCAATCGCGCCGCCCGCGACGTCATCGCGGAGCGGCAGCGACAAGTGTCTGGCGAGAGCTACTCGCTCTATCGCGATGATGGCTACATCAAGGGCGAGATGGCCGATGCCGCCGCTGCCTACGCCACTTGCGCTGGACAACCCAAGAGCCAGACAACCCTCTGGCCATGGGGCGCCGAAACTTTCAAGCCCAGCGATAACCGCCGTAGGGGCCTGGTGAAAGCCGCAGCACTGCTCCTTGCAGAGATTGAGCGGATTGACCGGCTGCCGCTGATCAAGCACTGGCCAGTCAGGCGTGACCAAAACGGGTTCTTCCAGCACCCCGATCTGCCAGACTTTGATGAGGGCGATGGCGAACGCTGTAAAGCCTGGATCGCTGAGCAGGGCCTGCAGGTGAAAATGGTCAGCCTGGAATACCACAGCGACGAAGCGATATCTGAACGGTACTTCGAAGCAGGCGACCCGGACTGCAGCTACTGGGAGCCAGATCGCCCAGACGGCGATGACTGGTTCTGCTTGGCCATCCACGACACCGATGATGGTCCGGTGTGCTGGTGGGCTCGCCGAGTGGTGACGCCATGACCGAACTGATCGATGTGCACACCCCTACCCTGAACGGCGCCGCCCTGGATTGGGCCGTGGCACAGGTCGAGGGTGTCGAGGTCGCCATCGCCGAGCCCCACTACGGCACCGACTGGCGCGTCTACCAGCCAGAGTCCGGCGGGAAGTACTCGCCGTCGACGGACTGGGCGGTGACAGGACCGCTTTTGGATAAGTACCACGTCAGCCTGATCTACGCCTTCGAAGAGTATGAGGCGCTTATTGGGATGGCCGGGAGTGGCTACCACTCAAGTGCAACCGTCGCCGTATGCCGCGCGATTGTAGCTGCCGCTGCGCTGGGCGACACCGTGCAGGTGCCCAAGGAGCTGATGCCATGAACCTCATCGACTGCGCCGTAACCAAGATCCTAAGCAAGCCCTATCGCCAGTTCGGCAACTGGCGGGTGGACGTCGAATACGACGCCTGGGGCAGCACCGGGCGCAGCAACCTCATGTTCCGCACCGAGGAAGGCGCCCGCGCGGTGACCGTCGGCCACGTTTTCCAATCCTAATCCCTTCCACTTGAGCCTGCCGGCGACCGGCGGGCAGGAGATACGCATGCCCAAAACAAAATATACGCCCGGCCCGTGGACACTACGACAGTTCGGCGTCATCTACGGTGGCCCCTTCCAGAGATACACGAATGGCAGCGCGCAGTCGCAAATTGCCATGGCGACTGGTGCTGACTTCATGGTCGAGGGCGAGCGCGAGGCCAACGCCAAGCTAATCGCTGCGGCGCCCTGCATGCTGGCAGACCTGCGCGAGGCCGCCGCTACCCTGCGCCGCTATGAGGAACTGCACCGCGCCAAGGGCACCGACGACAGCACTGCGAAGGCCGAGGTCAACGACGCGCTTGCAACGCGCTTCGAAGCCACCATCGCCAAAGCAACCGAATAACCCCCGCTGCCGCCAATGCGCGGCATGGAGCACCAGCATGAATACCAAGTTTCTACTGATGGCACAGTACAACGGCCAGGCTGTCATCCCGCTTGAACGGGTGTGCGCTGACTACTTCAGCCACCTCACCCCAGAGAAAATGAAGATGAAGGTGGCGGCCGGCGAAATCGATCTACCTCTTATCCGGATGGAGAGCAGCCAGAAGGCAGCCCGCGGCGTTCACCTGAACGACCTTGCCGACTATCTGGACGCACAGCACCTCAAAGCCAAAACAGAGCACGGCAAGTTGATGGGCAAGGGCCTACGACGGGTTTCGTGACTTCCTCTTCTGGGCCTCGATCACGGGGCCCGATATTATCCCCTCCAGCAAAGGCCATCCTTTATAGGGGTCGCCATTCCCCCGCAGGTGCGTATAGCGCCTCATAGAGTTCCAGTCCCTGTGGCCTGATACAGAGGCGACCTTCGGGATATCCCATCCAGCCTCAAAGAGCCGACTCACGCCGTCATGGCGAAGGTCGTGGAAGTGCAAGTCCTCTATCTCAAGGAAGTTGCAGGCGCGCGTGAAAGCCGTTGAAATCGATTTGGCGTTGTACGGGAATACTTCGTCTGCAACCTTTGGCATGGAATGGAGGATGCGCCAGGCCTCGTCGGGCAGGTGACACCAAACGTCATTGCCGTATTTCTGCCCTGGGTTTTTCATGTCCGTAATCAGGACGGCCTGCCGCTTCTCGTCGATAGCGTCCCAGTGTATGCGTGTGATCTCCTCCTGGCGCCGTGTAGAGAAAAGCGCAAATGCGATCACCCTCACCATATCTATTTCCTGCTGGCGCGCCTCGCGCTTTCGGATGAAGTGGTTGATGATCCTCGTTAACTCGTCCATCGTCGGACGACGGTCGCGTTCATTGCTCTTGCTGACCGCTCCCATCTTGCGCAGCACCTTGCGCGCATCAGGCATTGCCATGGGATTGATTTCGTAGCCCCAGGCCGGGCGGGCCACAGAAAGAACGGCTCCAAGGTGTGCAAGGTCGTTGCCGACCGTTTGCGCCTGAACGCCGTCCTCCTGCATGCGCCGATTGGCGTATTCGACTATCACCTGGCTGGTGAGGTCTTTGTCTTCTATCTGGCCTATCCACGTCTTGCTGATCGCGATCAGCGTTGCGCTCTTGGTCTTTCCTAGCGGACGGATCTTTTCATACTCAAGCAGGTATCGATCGATCATGTCCTTAATGCTGACGCCCTGCCGGTTCGACTTTTCGATGGCGCCGGGCACCGCCATCTCGGTTTCTATTTTCTTGATCCAGGCCTGGGCCGTCGTCTTGCGGTCGAACGTCTGGGTTTCCTGATAGACTGTCACGCCCTTTTGCATGATACGGACCTGCGCGTGATACGCGGTTGAGCCGTCCCTGCGTTTGCGGATTGATATAGAGCCCATTTTGCTGAAACCTCCTACCGTCTTGCTGAATTTCAGCAAAGGGATTGGAAGAATAAGCAAAAACGGTAGTAAATGGTAGAGAATGAGAGATAGCAGAATGTCGACGCAGGCCGCAGAAATACAGGCATCCCCAGCAAATACGGTACTGAGGAGATTTTCGGTCGCGCCCATGATGGATTGGACAGACCGCCACTGCCGCTATTTCCTGCGCCTGCTCTCCGCCCACACCCTTCTTTACACCGAAATGGTCACCACCGGTGCCCTGCTCAACGGCGACGCCGAGCGGTTTCTGCGGCACGATGACACCGAGCACCCATTGGCGCTGCAACTGGGCGGCAGTGTGCCGGCGGACCTGGCAGCATGCGCGCGCATGGCCCAGACTGCAGGGTATGACGAGGTAAACCTGAACGTTGGTTGCCCCAGCGACCGCGTGCAGAACAATATGATTGGCGCCTGCCTGATGGGGCACCCCGGCCTGGTGGCTGACTGCGTGAAGGCGATGCGCGACGCGGTGGAGGTGCCTGTGACGGTGAAGCACCGCATTGGCATCAACGGGCGCGATAGTTACGAACAGTTGGTGGATTTTGTCGGGCAAGTGCAGGACGCCGGTTGCACCAGTTTTACAGTGCATGCGCGTATTGCGATTCTGGAGGGGCTGTCGCCGAAGGAGAATCGGGACATTCCGCCGCTTCGGTATGATGTGGTGGCGCGTTTGAAAGCGGACTTTCCGCATTTGGAGATTGTGCTGAACGGCGGTATCAAGACGCTGGAGGACTGCCAAGCCCACTTGCAGACCTTTGACGGGGTAATGTTGGGCCGTGAGGCGTATCATAACCCCTACTTGCTGGCACAGGTCGACCAGCAGCTGTTCGGCAGTACCGCCCCGGTCATTTCGCGCAGCGATGCGCTGGCCCGCTTGCGGCCGTATATTGCACGGCATTTGGCTGCCGGCGGCGCCATGCATCACATAACCCGGCATATACTCGGCCTTGGCCAGGGCTTCCCTGGCGCACGCAGGTTCCGCCAGTTGTTGTCGGTCGATATTCACAAGGCCGCTGATCCGTTGGCCTTGCTGGACCAGGCTGGAGCACTGCTCGACGGTCGCTGAGC